TATAACCCTGTTATAAAAACTATACCGCAAGTATCTCATGTATCTGTGTGGAACTTTTATCCTGATCCAGATGCAACTAATATGGATGAAGCTCAGTTTGTTATTGAGAGACATAAGATGTCACGTACACAGTTACGTGGATTAAAACGTAGACCATACTTTCGTCCTACTGTAATTGAAGAAGCTGTACAGTTAGGTGAGAACTATAACAAAGAGTATTGGGAAGATGACCTAGCTGACTATGTACCTGACTATGGTGTAAATCGTTATGAAGTCTTAGAGTATTGGGGTATGTGCGATACAGAAATGCTAATAGAACAAGGTGTAGATATACCTAAAGCATTGTCTAATGTAGATGAATTACAAGCAAACATATGGATATGTAATGGTAAATTACTGCGTATGGTTCTTAATCCGTTTAAACCTGCCACTATACCTTATATGGCTGCACCATACGAATTAAACCCTTACTCATTCTTTGGGGTAGGTATAGCAGAGAATATGGATGACACACAAACTCTTATGAATGGTTTTATGAGAATGGCTGTTGACAATGCTGTATTATCTGGTAATCTTCTTATTGAGGTAGATGAAACTAACCTAGTCCCAGGCCAAGACTTATCAGTGTATCCTGGCAAGGTATTTAGGAGACAGGGTGGAGCACCTGGACAAGCTATCTTTGGAACTAAATTTCCTAATGTGTCACAAGAAAACTTACAATTATTTGATAAGGCAAGGGTATTAGCAGATGAGTCAACTGGATTTCCATCTTTCGCACATGGTCAAACAGGCGTATCGGGGGTGGGCCGTACTGCTTCTGGTATTAGTATGCTTATGGGTGCTGCACAAGGTAGTATAAAGAGTGTTATTAAAAATGTAGATGACTATTTACTTAGACCACTAGGTGAAGGTTTATTTAGATTTAATATGCAGTTTGACTTTGATCCAAACATTAAAGGTGATTTAGAGGTTAAGGCTCGTGGTACAGAAAGTCTAATGGCTAATGAAGTACGTAGTCAAAGACTAATGCAGTTTATGCAGATTGCATCTAGCCCTGCACTTGCACCGTTTGCTAAGTTTCAGTATGTTATTCGTGAGATTGCAAAGTCTCTTGATCTTGACCCAGATAAAGTAACTAACAATATGGATGAGGCTGCTATACAGGCAGAGCTTATGAAAGGTTTCCAACAGCCAGCACCTGAAGGACAACCACCAGCAGGTGCAAACCCAGCAGACCCTACAGGCGCAGGTGGTGGCACTATAGGTACAGGACAGGTTCCAGTACCACAAGAACAAGGATTTAGTGGTAATGAAGGACAGGGAGCACCTCAACAAGCTCAAGGGGCTGGTCAGCAACCACCAGCAGTGGGACCAGTTCAGTAGTTACTTAGATACTATTATAGAGCAACAACATCGTTCTATGGAACAAGCAGAGAATACTATGACAATACATAGAGCACAAGGTGCAATATATCAGTTACGTAGATTACAATTATTACGAGATGAAGTATTAAAAAATGGCTGATGACAAACCCATAGACACTGGTAAGAAAACTGTAACTGGCAGAACTATATGGCGTGACCCAGAAACAGGTGAAGATTATTCTGAGCGCAGTATTACATTTGAAATAGATGGTGTATATTATACCATGCCTACTGTAGCTGAAGATGGCTTACAGTATACAGACGATCAAATTAGAGACTATGTTAAAAAGTATGGAGCCTCTGATTACCTAACTGGTGAAGAACTGCCAGAATTTAAAAGCCAAGAAAATGCTATTGAATACGCAATAAGCAGATCAGCTACTAGAAAACAAAAGGAAGAACCTATGTTACAAGAACAAATGCAACAGTTTAACGAAGGTGGCTTACGTGATGAAGGTGGTATGGTAGATGAAGAATCTGGTAACGAAGTTCCTATTGGTAGCACTCGTAAAGAAGTTAGAGATGATATACCTGCACAAGTAAGTGAAGGTGAGTTTGTATTTCCTGCTGATGTAGTCAGGTTCCTTGGTCTTGAGAAACTTATGGAGATGCGTCAAGGTGCTAAGATGGGCCTCAAGCAAATGGAAGCTATGGGTCAAATGGGTAATAGTGATGAAGCTACAGTACCTGATGATATGCCATTTGGTATGGCTGATCTAGTTGTTATTGGTGGATCAGAGGAAGATGATGAACCAAAGAAGAAAGCACAGGGTGGTTTGTTCCTACAGTCTGGTGGTAGTATACGTATGCCTGACTTTGACTTTAGCAATCAAGATGTTCGTGTATATGTAAAAGAAGGTTCACCAGATAGACGTATACCTTTCTTTGATGGTGAGCCAGTTATACCTATTCCAGCAGGTTATGTACTAAAAGGTTCTGCACCTGTAAAAACAGAAACAGAAGAAGCTATACCTACAGGTGGTAGTAGTGATGATGATCCTATAGTTCCACAAAAAACACCTTTTCAAGAAGCAGGTGGTTGGGATATGGATACCACAGGCAAAGATGGTAAAGCATTAGACATATGGATTAAAGAAGCTGAAAAATTTACAGGTAATGCTACTAGTGTTATGGCAGGGATTGCTGCATTAATTAATCCTCTTATGGCTGCGGCTATACATACAGGTACTAAATATAGTGAAAAACAAATTATTGCTGCTATAGACGAAAAAATAGCTCAAGCAGGTAAAACTCCTATAGCAGGACAAGTAAAAAAATTAAAAGCCATAAAAAATTCATTAAGCACAGAAGGTAAAAAGAAAAATCAAGGATTATTAGGTAAAATACTTACATCTGTAACAGATGCTTTTGGCATTACTAAATCAGAAGATAAAGGTAAAGTTCTTAAAGTAGCAAGTAATAGTGCTAAAGCTAAAGAAAAAATTCTTAAAGGAAAAGATTTTTCTTATGATTCACCAGCTTCTATGGGTTCTCCAGAAATAGATCAAACAGAAGGAGCAAATATACCTAATATTACTCCATTAGATAGAACTTCTGGACTTATAATAGATCAACAAGGATTAATGGATGATAAAAAAGAACAACAAGTAAATCCTGAAGTATATAATAGTTTAGAAGAGTTAAAATTAGATTCAGTTTTTGATGCTATGGATGATCAATCTATCCTTCGTACTTTATATCAAACAGGACCATCTACAACAGATACTAGTGCGCCTGTAAAATTTCCAACTAATACAGAATATAGTAAGTTATTATTACCTACAAAACTTTATGCACCTAAAATTACATCTACTATAGATGAACAATTACCACCACCTGCTCCTTTAAGTAATAATACATTTAATACTGCAAACTATGATTTTACACAAATGTCTTCAGACATTTCAAATGCTTTTGGAAAAGATACATCAGAGGTTTTATTACAAAGTTTTGATACTGATGTATCACAACAAGAAGCAGTAGATGCATTTAATAAAGGAAAAGATTTTGTTAGTTCTATGCAGAAAAAAATAAAACCAACTACACCTCCTAAAAAAGATAGTGGCGGTACTAGTAATGATGATCCATTTTTTGCACCTAAGCCAGCAATAAAAGCAGCAGTTGAGTCTGGAAGTATTAGTGAAGAAGTTGCAGATAACTTATCTGGTGAAGGAATGGAAGCAGGAGCAGGAATTGGAGCAGGTACAGGAGGCAGTAATATAACTGGTCCTATGAATAGAGGTGGCCTAGCTTCAAGAAGAAAGAAAAAGTAATCACCTTATACGCTGGCTACTCATCCCCCTACCAACACTAGGCTACGGTGGCCCCAGAAAGAAAGAACTATAATGAATACTACTACTATGGCAGGAGAAGTAACCACTCCCAAAAAGGTTGCGTTTGTAGATAGGAAGAGTGCTAACTCAAACCGCATTGATAAAGATGAGGAAGAGCTAAAGCAACTACTTGCAGATAAAGAAGATGCACCAGAGGCTCAAGCACAAGAAGCTGAACCTACTAATGCAGAAGAAAAAAGTTTTAAGAAACGTTACGGTGATCTTAGGCGGCATATGCAAGAGAAAGAAAAGTCTTGGGAAGATAAGTTTAGCCAACTAGAAACACAGTTAGGTGACGTTACACGTAAAGAGATTAAGCTACCTAAGTCTGATGAAGACATTGATGCATGGGCAGCACAGTATCCTGACGTAGCAGCCATTGTAGAAACAATTGCAATTAAAAAAGCTCGTGAACAGTCAGAAGGTTTAGAGAGCCGTGTAAAAGAAATAGATGAGATGAGAGCTACAGCATCTCGTGAGAAAGCAGAAGTAGAACTCTTAAAGGTTCACCCTGACTTTGGTGAGATACGAGATAGTGATGACTTTCACAATTGGGCAGAAGAACAACCTAAGTGGGTTCAAGATGCTCTATACGAAAATGATACAGATGCTCGTTCTGCAAGTCGTGCAATTGATTTGTACAAAGCAGACATGAACATTAGTACAAAGAAACCTGCAAGCAATAAAGATGCTGCACGTTCTGTTAATCGTACTGGTCGTAATGCTCCCGACACAGGTAGCAAAGATGGTACATTTAGTGAATCGCAAGTTGCCAAGATGTCAACTAATCAATATGAAAAGGCTTCCGATGCGATCATGGAAGCAATAAGAACTGGCAAATTTATTTACGATATGTCTGGTTCTGCACGATAAAATACTGTTGACAAATAAAATTAATACGGTATAACTATAGGTATAATCATTATTAACCGCCCATTGGGTCTACTTAATAATAAACTACCAAATACAAAACTAAACAATACGTAAGACTTACCTGTTCAAGTATAGGCCCATAACGTTATTGGTAGGCCAACTAATAACAATATGCACCCTAGAAAACAAACAGCCTCTATGTGATAATGTTTAGCTTATAAGCAAGCCTAAACTTTATAGGAGGATATAATGGCTTTTACAACCGCATCAGGTTATGGGAACTTACCTAATGGTAATTTTAGTCCTGTAATCTACTCCAAACAGGTACAACTTGCCTTCCGCAAGTCTACCGTAGTAGGAGATATTACTAACTCTGATTATTTCGGAGAGATTTCTGGGCAAGGTGATACCGTTAAAATCATCAAAGAGCCTGAAATTTCAGTCTCGGAGTATGCACGTGGCACAAATGTCACAGCCCAAGATTTACAAGATGAGGACTTCTCACTCGTTATTGACAAAGCTAACTACTATGCTTTTAAGATGGACGATATTGAAGAAGCACATTCTCATATTAATTTCATGGACTTAGCAAGCAATCGTGCAGCTTATCGTTTGTCTGATCAGTATGACCAAGAGGTTCTTGGCTACATGTCTGGTTATGCACAGGCTTCTAAACATGCTGTTGCAAGTGCTCTTAACACAACTGTTAATGGTACTAAGTCAGTAGCTACTGCTGGTTCTAATGAACTGCTTTCTTCAATGCAGCTTCATAAAGGTGACTTCGGTAACATTACGACAACATCTGCTGGTACTCATTCGATCCCAGTAACTGCTCGTATGCCTGGAGCTACATCACTACCTACAGCAACTGTTTCCCCTGCGATGATTATCTCACGCATGAAACGTTTGCTTGACCAACAGCAAGTTGATTCACAGAATCGCTGGCTGGTAGTTGATCCAGTGTTTATGGAAATTCTTGCTGATGAAGATTCACGTTTTATGAACGCTGATTTCGGTGAGTCAGGTGGACTACGTAATGGTCTAACTGTAAATAACTTCCACGGTTTCCGTGTCTATACATCTTCCAATCTACCTGCCCTTGGCACTGGACCTGGAACATCAGGCACAGCTAATCAATTAACAAACCTTGGTGTTATTGTTGCTGGACATGATTCTGCTGTTGCAACTGCGGAGCAAATCAATAAGACAGAAACATATCGTGATCAAGACAGCTTTGCTGACATTGTTCGTGGTATGCATCTATACGGCAGAAAGATACTTCGTCCAGAAGCTATCGTCACTGCTCGTTATAACGCAGCGTAAGGGAGGATATAACTTATGGCTACTTTTGATATGACTTCCGTTGATACTGCTGGTGTTGGGGCAAGCTCTGTTGCTATCCCAACTAATGTAGGAAACACTGTACGTACCATAGAATCAATCCTAGATATTGATGCTATGATTACTGCTGGTGCTACTATTGCTAATGGTGACATTTTTCAACTACTAGAAATTCCCTCCGAATCAATCGTGATTGCTGCTGGTGCGGAAATTATGAAGTCTTTTACTGCAAGTTGTACTTGTAATATTGACTTCGGTGGTGGAGATGACATCATTGATGGTGCTGCTCTTGATGCTGCTGCTGGTACATACCTTGTAAAAGGTAGTAACGGTGAAGCTAATATTGTAAACACTGGTGCTGCGTCTACATATGCTGCAGAATCACTAGCTCTTGTTGGTGCTGCAGATACCATTGATGTAACAATCGCTGGTGCTGCTGCAGCTACTGGACGCTTACGTGTCTATGCAGTAGTTGTTGACGTATCTGCCGCAATGACAGAACCTGCAGTCGCTCAACGTGACTTAATCTAAAATAACTTTAGGGGCTGGTGTATACTGGCCCCTTTAGCTTATCTAAAGGAAACCTAATGGCACTTACTTTTTTATCATTAACTAATGATGTTATCATAAGAATGAATGAAGTAGAACTTACATCTAGTACTTTTTCTGCAGCTAGAGGTGTGCAAGTTCAATGTAAAAATGCTGTTAATGAAGCTATTAGATATATTAATCAAAGAGAGTTTGGTTATTCTTTTAACCATGCTACTAATAGTTCTACACTTACTGCTGGTGTAGCACGATACTCTTTACCTACAAGTACAAAGTCTGTAGATTACAGCACTGCTAGAATTAAAAAAGACACAGACATAAATGCATCTGGAAACAATTTAAGAACATTAAACTATAATGAATATGTACAAAAAGAATATGCTACGCAAGAAGATGAAGTTGTAACCACAACATTAAATGGTTCCCATTCTAGTTCTGTAGCTACACTAACATTAACATCTACTACAGGTCTTGATGCTGCAGGTCTTATATTTATAGGCAGTGAGCAAGTTACTTATACTGCAATATCGGGTAATGATATTACAGGTTGTACTCGTGGTGCTAACAGTACTACTGCAGCTACACACAGTAGCGGAGTAACTGTAACACAGTTTGAAAATGGTGGTATACCACAGTTTATAGTACGTTCACCAGATAACAATTATTTATTATACCCTTTACCAGATAAACAATATACATTAGCATTTGATTACTTTACATTTCCTAGTGATTTAGATGCACATGGAGATACTACTACCATACCTGACAGGTTTGCTCCTGTAGTTGTAGATGGTGCTGCTGCTTTTGTATATCAATATCGTGGAGAAGGACCACAATATCAGATAACATTTGACAGATTTCAACAAGGCATTAAAAATATGCAAAGTCTTCTTATTAATAAGTATGAGTATGTTAGGTCTACATATGTAGAAAGATCAACAGGCTACGGTAATACTATGTCAGGAACTATTTCTTAATGCCCGATAATGCTCAATTACAACCTGTTGCATTTAACTGTCAAGGTGGATTAGTCCTTAACCGTTCTAGTTTCTTAATGGACCCAGGACAAGCAATAGAGTTAGAAAACTTTGAACCTGATATTCAAGGTGGTTACAGAAGAATAAATGGATATACTAAATTTGTTAATCAAGTAATACCTATTACAAATACTACTGCTGAAGAACCTTTACTAGTTGCTTCTTTTGATAATAGAGTATTAGCAGCTAGAGGTGAAAGAATATATTCTTCTGCTTCTACACAGTTAGCTATTCGTGTTGAATCAAGTACAAGTATGTCTGGTTCAGGTTCTTTAACTGTAGATTCTACTACAGGATTTTCTACTAGTGGTACTATTCAAATTGATGATGAAAAGTTTACGTATACAGGAGTTACAGCAAATTCATTTACAGGTGTAACTAGAGCTACTTCAAGCACTACTGCTGCAGTACATGTTACTGATTCTTCTATATCACAAGATTGGACACAAATAGATACTGACAGGACTAATGCTAAAAAATATCAATTTGAAAGATTTAATTTTGACGGTACTGAAAAAATTATTTTAGTAGATCAAGTTAATGCACCTGTAGTTTTTAATACTTCTTTGTCTGCTACAGACGTTTCTCCTTCTCAAGTAGGTTCAGGTAAAATCACATCTCTTGGAGCAGATATTGCTTCTACTACAACTATGACAGGATCAGGTACTATTACAGTAAAAAGTACTACAGGTTTTATTAACCCTGATTCAGGTACTCAATCTATATTAATTAATAGTGAAATATTTACATATACAGGACTTTCTTCTACTACTTTTACAGGTGTAACAAGGGCTGCTAGTGGTACTACAGCAGCAGAACATAAAATAGCTGACTCTGTTTTTGATTTATTTCCACCTGCAGTTACAGGTGCTAAAATTGTTGTAGCTTATAAAGAACATATGTTTTATGCAGGAATGTCCAACACTCCACAAGAAATAGTTTTTAGTTTACCTTTTGATGAAGATAATTTTTCTGTAGCTCTTGGTGCAGGTAGTATTAATGTTGATGATACAATAGTTGCACTAAAAGTATTTAGAGATAGTTTGTTTGTTTTTTGTGAAAATAGAATATTTAAATTAACAGGTACTAGCCAAGCTGATTTTACTATGACTGCTGTTACAAGGCATATTGGATGTATTAATAGTTTTACTGTACAAGAATTTGCAGGTGATTTAATATTTCTTGGACCAGACGGTTTGCGTACTGTCGCAGCTACAGAACGTATTGGTGATACAGAGCTAGGTACAATTAGTAAAAATATACAATCTATTTTTGATGAACAAATTAGTAACTCAGTAGATTTTGATAGTGTAGTTATTCCTGATAAAACACAATATAGAATATTTTTTAATAAAACAGGTCAATCTGCTGCACTTTCTAAAGGAGTTACTTGTGTTTTAAAAAAAGAAGGTTTTGAGTTTTCAGAACTTAAAGGTTTTAAAACTACATGTACAGATACTTTTGTAGAAACAGGTGATGTAATTGTTTTACATGGAGATATAAATGGCTTTGTACAAAGACAAGAAATAGGAAGTACCTTTGATGGAACAACTATAAAAGGTAAATATAGAGGACCAGACATGGTGTTTGGTGATTCTGGTATACGTAAACATATGCAAAAGGTTATTATTAACTATAGACCTGAAGGAAGTGTTGATGCTGATTTAATACTACGTTATGATAATGAAGATAAAAACTCAGCTAGACCAGCAGTATATCCATTTTCTACAGATAATTTAGCAGCAGCATATGGTAGTGCTGTATATAGCACAACTTCTAGTGCTACTCAATTTACCTATGGTGGAGGTCAAGACCCTTTAGATAGAAAGTCAGTAGAGGGATCAGGTTTTTCTGTAATACTTAAAGTAGAAGATGATGGAACAAGTAACCCTTATTCTTTAAAAGGGTTTCAACTAGAATATCAATTAGGAGCTAGACGTTAAATGGGTGCTACATATACAAGACAATCAACTTATGCAGATGGAGATACCATTACTGCAGCACACACTAATGATGAGTTTGATCAGTTATTAGCTGCCTTTGCTGCAAGTACAGGACACACACATGATGGTACTACAGGTGAAGGTGGACCTATTAGTACAATGGCTGGTCATGCTTTAACGTTTGGTGCAGGTACTTCAGGTACAGATATTGTTATAACCTTTGATGGTGAAACAAATGATGGTCAATTAAAATGGATGGAAGATGAAGATTACTTTGAGTTTTCTGATGACATACTTATTGCTACTACAGAAAAGTTACAGTTTCGTGATACTGCTATTTATATTAACTCTAGTGCAGATGGACAACTTGATCTTGTAGCTGATACAGAAATACAAATTGCAGCTACTACTATTGACATAAATGGTAATGTAGATGTATCAGGAACATTTACAGTTGCAGGTGCATTAAATTTTGGGGATGCTAATATTACTAATGTAGGTAGCATTGCCCTTGATACTATTACTAATGATGGTACAGATATTACACTAGACTCTTCTGGTGATATTATTCTTGACGCAGGTGGTGCTAATGTAACAATTAAAGATGATGGCACATCAATACTAGATATTGCAAATAGTTCTAGTGATGCAGTTCTTACGGTAAGTACAGCAGATAAAAACTTTACTATTAAAGGTACAGATAGTTCTAGTCTTATTACTGCTCTTGATATTGATATGGCTCTTGCAGGTAAAGCTACATTTAATGGAGATGTAGTTATAGGTGGTGATCTTACTATTACTGGTGATGATCTTGTAATGGGTACTAATACTTCAGGGCATATTCTTGTAGCTGATGGCACTAACTTTAATCCTGTAGCTGTTACAGATTTATCAGCAATTAGTACTGTTGCTAATGATGATGTACTTTTAGCTGTTGATACCTCTGGTGGTGGATTAAAAAAGATTGCACGTAGTGCTCTTGTATCTGGTCTAGCTGCTGGTGAGTTAAGTAATATAGTAGAAGACACATCACCACAACTAGGTGGTAATTTAGATACTAACTCTCAAAATATACTTATAGATGATGCACATTTTATTGGTGACGAAAATGGCAACGAACAAATTGTATTTCAAACTACTAGCTCTGCAGTAAATCAAATAGAAGTTACTAACGCTGCTAGTGGTAGTGGTGTGCAAATTGCTTCTACTGGTGGTGATACTAACATTGATTTAAAATTATTACCTAAAGGTTCTGGTCAAGTAGTAATTGATGGTAACGTAGGAATAGAGTCAGGATTAATTGATTTAAAAAATGCAGGGTCAGTATCACAGATTAAATTTTACTGTGAGTCTAGTAATGCTCATGCACAAATACTTCAAGGAGCACCACACTCTGAAGCTGCTTCAAACTCTTTAACACTTCCAAGTACAGGTGGTAATGTTGATCTAGTATCAACAGCTTCAACTGCTACACTGACTAATAAAACGCTTACTGCACCTAAGATAGCTGATGGTGGTTTTATAGCTGATGCTAATGGTAATGAACTTGTAGTGTTTCAAACAACAAGCTCTGCTGTAAATCAACTAGAAATAACTAATAATGCAAGTGGTAGTAATCCTATACTTGCAGCTACAGGTGGTGACACTAACATAGGTATTGCACTTACACCTAAAGGTACAGGTGAGATTGTAATAGGTGCAGGTAATTTAAACTATGGTGGTACTGCAGTTACAGCTACTGGTGCAGAACTTAATATTTTAGATGGTGTTACGGCTACTACTGCAGAGCTTAATATACTTGACGGTGTAACATCTACTGCTGCAGAGATAAACCTAATAGATGGCGGCACGTCAAGAGGAACTACGGCACTTGCTGATGGAGATGGCATACTAATCAACGATGCTGGCACAATGAGAATGACCTCAGTTGAAACAGTTAAAACATATATGTCAGGTAGTTCAGCCACTAAAGGTTTTGCTATTGCTATGGCAATTGTATTCGGATAAAGGGAAAGATAAATGACCGTAATAAATTTAATTAATGTATCAACTATTACACCTACGACAGTAGCTGGTGCAATAACGACAAGTAGGGCAGCTATTATTGATGTGGCTGCAGATAAAGTTGCTAAAGTAAATACACTTATTATTGCAAACATTGACGGTACAGATGCTGCTGATGTTACAGTAGAAGTAAGTGTAGACAATGGCTCTAACTATGTTCCTATAGCTAGTACAGTCTCTGTACCTGCTGATGCAACACTGGTTGTTGTAGGTAAAGACAATGGGTTCTACTTAGATGAAACAGACTTACTCGCAGTTACAGCTTCTGCAGCTAGTGA